GCGACGAGGTGCCCGATCGGGATCAGGACGCTCGACAGGGCCTGCACCGTGGAGACGGCCGCGTCCACGGCGAGGACGACGATGTCGAGCGCGTTGGCCGCGCCGTCGCCCTGCTGGCTGACGTCGGACAGGGCGTCCCCGACCGGGGTGAGCCCCTGCTCGATGTTCTGCAGCACCGTCATGAGGGCCTCACCGGTGCTGATGAGCAGGTGCAGGCCGTCGGCCAGGGCGTGTTCGCCAAGCGCGCGCAGCGGGCCGAGCAGGGCCTTGGCCTCGTCGACGAGGCCGCCGAGCCCGGCGCGGGCCTGCGCGGCCAGGTCGGGGCCGAAGAGGTGGGCCAGGTCACGGGCGTAGGCGAGGGAGCTGGTGATGTACGGGGTGGCCTTGGCCATGCCGCTGGTCAGGCCGCGGGTGAGCCATTCCAGGCCGGGGGCGAGTCCCTGGTAGATCTCCAGGCCGGTCTGCCGGGTTTGTTTTTTCAGCAGGACCATGGCGCCGGCCAGCCCCTGGTTGCGGGCGGAGGCGATCTGCGCGGCGGCCCCGTTCTGGTTGACGGCCTGGTTGAGGGCGTCGAAGCTCGCCACGCCCTGGTGCGCCAGCGCGACCGCCCCGGCGAGGGCGGGTTTCCCGAAGGCCTTGGCCGCCGCCGCGGTGAAGTCCTTCTGGGACATGGTGTGTTGGGCGTGGCTGAGCTGCTCGATGACGTAGCGCAGGCCCTTGAAACGGCCCTGGGTGTCCCAGGCTTCGATGCCCAGGTCGTGGAGGCCGTCCTGCATCTGCTTGGTCGGCTTGGCGAGGTTGGTGAAGATCCCCCGCAAGGTCGTGCCGGCGGTCTGGCCCAAAATGCCGGCCTTGCCGAGCATGCCGACGCCGGCCGCGGCCTCTTCCATCGAGACGCCGAGCCCGTGCGCGACGGGCCCGGCATATTTCATCGCGTAGTAGATGTCGACGACGTCACCGCTGGCGTTGTTCGCGGTGGCGGCGAGGATGTCAGCGGCGCGCCCTGCCTGGTCGGCGCCCATGGCGAACTGGTCCATCATGTCGCCGAGGTAGCGGGCGCTGTCGGCGGCGTTGACGTTGGCGGCTGCCGACAGCACCAGGGAGGCGCGGGTCGCCGAGATCGCCTGGTCGGTGCGGAAGCCGGCTTTGGCGAGTTCGACCATGCTTTCGGCCGCCCCGCCGGCGGTCGCGGTGGGCAACTCCAGGTCGGCGCCCAGGGCCTTGGCGGTCGCCGAGGCCCGCTGCATCTGCGAGGCCGTCGCACCGGTGACCGCCCGGAAGGTGGCCATCCCGGCCTGGTACTCGTTGCCGTTCTCGACCAGGTCGTGCAGGCCGAGCACCAGGCCGCCGCCGGCGAGCAGGGCGGTCAGCCCGACCAGCTCCGAGCGCATCCGGCGGGCGGCGGACTCGCCCTCGCGCAGCGAGCGGGCGCCGCGGGCGCCGACCGTGGCCAGCCGCCCGTCGGTGGTGCGGGCCGTACGGGCAAGGGTGGTCAGGTCCCGGGTCGTGGTGCGGACCTGACGGGCCATCGTCCGCAGGTCGCCGGTGGCCGTACGGGCGGCCCGGCTCCCGGCGCGCTGGGCGCGCGCGGCGGCGTCCGCGTCGCGGCCCAGGGTCCGCAGGCCCCGGCCGGCGGCGGTGGCGTCCTGGCGCAGGCCGCGCAGCGGGGCACCGTTGGCGCGCAGCCCGGTGGCCAGCTGCCGCAACGGCTGGCCGGCGCTGTTGAGCCGCCCCACCTCGCGGCGGACGGCGGCCAGTTCGGTCTTGAGGTCGCGGGCCTCGCGCGTGGACTGGCGCAGCGAGCGCACCAGTCCGTCGGCGTTGCCGGTGAGCGCCACCGACAGGGACCACGCGACCACCGGTCGCCTCCTGTACTGGAGCTAGCTGCGGTGGTCCCGGCGGGTGTGCGCCCGGGTGCGCTGTTCGTACGCGGCCCTGGGGAGGAGGCCGACCTTCACGCCGTAGCCGTGCTGCCCGTCGGGAACGTGGTCGCGTTCGTGGGCGATCAGTTCGCAGCCGGGGCAGCGGTGGGTGGCGGTGACGTACGCGAAGCGGTCACCACCGGTGTCCTCGTCCCACTCGTCGGTGCGGGTCCCGCAGTCCGGGCAGGTGCCCCGGACCAGGGCGCGGTAGGCGAGGGCCTTGGCCCGGTCGGTGGGGCTCCAGGTGCCGTCACCGCCGTGGAAGCGGGAGTGCGGCATCCCCCACCGGTCGCACAGTTCGAGTTCGGCTCTCAGCTGCGGGTCGGCCCGGAGCCTTTTCCCCAGTCGGCCCGGCGGCTGTTCTGCGCGGACAGCGCGGCCTGGAACAGGGCGACCCGGTCGGCCGGCCCCCACTCGGCGAGCAGGGTCGTGGCGTCGTCCTCGGTCATCGGGTCGACGCTGGCGGCGGCGATCAGGACGGCGGGGAAGGTGTCCTCGTTCCAGTCGCTGCCGTCCTCGGCCTGCTCTTCGGTCGGCGGGTGCTCTTTGACCAGGTCGTTGAAGCCGTTGCCGGGCAGGGCGCGGAAGACGAGGACCTCGCAGTCGGCCCGGTGGGCGTCCCGCGCGGTGGCGAGGGCCTCCTCGGCGGCGGTCGCCTCGGCGGCCAGCAGTGCGTTGTCCGGGTCGGCGTCGGCGAGCTGCCGGGCGTTGCGGGCAGCCCGGCGGGCGTCCTCGAACGCGTCGTGCAGTGCCTGGTCGGTCCACAGGTACAGCGGGACCTCGGCCGCCGTACGAGCTTTCAGCCGGGCCATCTTCTTGGACCAGTGGGCGTCGGCGGCCACGGCGGCCACGGGCGGCTCGGGGATCGTGGTCGTGGTCGCGTTCACGTCAGGGCCTTCTTCGCGGTGGCGGTCGCTCCGGCGGCCGGGACGGGCAGGGACTGGGCGGGCCGGCGGGTGATGGTGAACTTCGTCTCGAACTTCGCCGCTTCGTTGTCGGTGGTGTAGGCCGGGGACTGGGAGCCGACCCGGGCGGGGAAGGTGTCCAGGCTCTTGTTGCCGGGGATGTCGCCCTTGCGGAGGATCACGACGTTGCCGACCTTGCCCTTCGCCAGCGCCGTCTCGATCTCGGCGGTGACCCTGTCCTCGTAGAAGGTGAAGGAGCTGTCCTCGGCCTTGTCCGAGCCGGGGATGCTGCCGTCGAAGTCGTCGGCCATGTCCGGGGTTTCGATCGGCTGGTTCTCCAGGGTGAAGCCGGAGATGCCGGCGATCGCGGCGGACAGATTGAGCCCGCCTTCGAGTTCGGCCCGGGTGGGAATGAGCGTGTCCGTGTCGGCGATCTTCTCCAGCCACAGGAAGATGGAGACGCCGCGCCGGGAGTACTTCTCAACCGGCGTGGCAGTGGGCAGTGCCATGGGTGGGGCCCCTTGGGTCTGAACCGGTGTCAGCAGTCGGCCACGTTCTCGTGGCTCGTCCGCGTGGGGGCCGCCGCGGTACGGAGAGGACCGGGTCCCGGTCCGGGTCCAGCCAGTGCTGGACTGATCACATACGTCCACGATAGCTGGCGCTGGATCATCGTCTGTTCCAGCGTTGGGCGGTTCCACTGCGCAGTGGCGCGAGAGTGGAACCGGCGCCCCAACACGCGCCTCGTAGTACGGTGATGTAGGCCTTGCCCGGGGGCCTCTCCCCCGATGCTTCGCGTCGGAACCAGGGACGAAGAAGCCATAGCTCCACCGGGCGCCCCTCTCTCAGATCGCGTGGTCGCCCACCTCCAAGCGCCCATTTCGTCGGCCCCTCTCAGGTGGACCGGGTCCACTCGAGCCGGAACCGCAGGACGTAGGAGACGACGCCGGCCGCGACGTCGGTGTCGGTGCCGGCGTCCAGGTCGAGACTGCGGGCGTAGCAGGTCCAGCCGGGCAGGCTCAGGTCGTACAGCCATGCCCCGGCCGTGTCGCGGCCCAGGACGCCGGTGCGGGCCCGGTCGGCGAGCCATTCGGCCTGCTGGTGCTGCCGGGCCACACAGTCGACCTGGTAGAGGGTGCTGGCGTCCTCGTTGAGGTCGCTGAACGGCGCGCCGGACAGGGTCAGCGGCAGCGCGTGCACCACCGTGTACGGCGGCTCGGCCGCGCTCGCACCGACCATGGGCGCGGCGCCGGTGCCGCACGGTTTGCCCGTCGCGGTGCCCAGCAGAGCGGCGAGCGCGTCGGTGGCCAGGCGGCGTTCGAGGATCACAGGGCACGCTCCGCAGCGGCGGCCACCCGCTGCGCGAAGCCCGGCTCCAACAGGGCCAGGGCGGGGGCGACGTGCGGGAAGGGCGGCTGCGCGTAGACGCGGCCCAGGGCGTCGGAGCCGTGGAAGCCCAGCTCGAGGCGGCGTGCCTCGGGAGCGAAGGTGCCCACGACGGCGCTCGCCCCCCGCGCGCGGGGCTGCACCTGGACCTGCCAACTGGCCCGGTACTGGCCGGTGATGACGTTGGGGCCGGGCCGTCCGCTGGCCGCGGCCTGGATGAGGGCGTGCAGCACCATCGCCTCGTGGCGGACGGCAGTGCCGGCGGCCGGGCCGACGCGGGTTGCCGCGGTGGCGAGGGCCT